TTTTGATGGTTTGTGTGGTGCCACGATAGTTTCTGATACAAATGGGAGTGTCATATTGGGTCTCCATCTTGGAGGCACTGCTGGTACACCTGTTGGTGTCTATGGAAGTATTACTCAACAACAGATTTTCGCGGCTTTGGAAGAATTACGTAGCATGGAAGGTGTGGTTCTCTCAGGCAACGCTGGTAGATTTGAGACAGTTGTACTTGGCACGCAAGTATTGAAAGATGGGAAGTTGCACAAGAAGAGCCCATTGAATTTCCTCCCACAGGATTCACAGATAGAATACTATGGATCTTGTCCTGGACGTTCCATAACCAAGACGGATGTGCGTGTTACACCTATAAGCGAGCATGTGACTGATGTATGTGGTGTTCCCAATGTATATCGTGGTCCTAAATTGAACCCAGAATGGTATGGGTGGCAGAATTGCCTGGCCAATCTTGCAATCCCTGCGCATCCATACCCGCATGATCTACTGGAGATAGCAATCAAGGACTACAAGGAGGATTTATACCCAGTCTTCCAGTCAAAATTGTGGAACGGTTGTAGACCACTCACAGATCACGAAAATTTGTGTGGTATACCATCGAAGAAGTTTATGGATGCGATCAAATTGAATACGTCGATTGGTTTTCCCTTGACAGGTCCCAAGAGGGATTACGTGATTGAATTGGAACCCACTGAGGAGAAGCCCAACAATCGTGTTCTAGAGCCTGAGATCGTTGCTGAGATTAATAGGATTGAGGCGTGCTATAAGAAAGGGGAGAGAGGGTACCCTATCGCTAAAGCATGCAAAAAGGATGAGATACTCACGAAAGATAAATGCAGAATTTTCTATGGTAATGCGCTTTCTTTGACATTCCTCATTCGCAAGTACTACTTACCGATTTTGCGCGTCTTACAAATGAATCCGCTGAAATCTGAGTGCGCAGTCGGTATCAATTCACATGGGCCTGAATGGGAGGAATTCCATAAGCATGTAACCCAACATGGCATGGACCGTTTGTTTGGAGGAGACTACGGCAACTATGATCAAAAATTGCCATCACAATTGATTTTTGCCTCTTTGCGTATCCTAATGGATTTCGCTAGACTTTGCGATTATTCAGAGGAACACATACGCATTATGGAAGCAATGACTGGTGACATAGTGTTTGCATGTGTAGCGTTCAATGGTGATCTAATTGGTCTGACTGAAGGTACTCACATTAGTGGCAATTCTCTCACAGTCATTATAAATGGGATTTGTGGTTCATTGAACTTGAGATGTTTCTTCTATTCTCAATATCCCTGTACAACTTTTGACGATAGATTGCGTTTTCGGGACAAGGTGGCCATCATGACATATGGCGATGATAATATTGGGTCAGTTCATCCAGAAATTGACAAGTTCACCATCAAGGGGTGCTCAAAGTTTCTAGCTGAATACGGTCAGATATATACTATGCCAGACAAAGAGTCCGATCTTCGTGATTTCCTCAACCCAGACGAGTTCGAATTCTTGAAAAGACAGAGTGTGTGGCATCCCAAATTGGGTGTTCATACTGGTGCACTTTTAGACAAGTCAATATACAAATCCTTACATTGTTTTATGAGGGGTAAGAATTGTGTGGAGACAGAGGAGTTTGCATGTGCACAAAATATTGATGGAGCCCTGCGGGAATGGTTTCATCACGGTGAAGATAAGTATGAAAGTCAACGGAAGAAGATGATAGAAGTTGCCAATCGTGCTCATATAGCCTACTTGTGTTCCGAATTGGACTTAACGTATGATGATAGAGTCCAGAAGTGGCACACAACGTACACCAATCCAAAGGTGTAAATTGGAAAACCCCGCCACTCCGGGGGCGTAAAATCCGGCCCAGTTTCAAATCTGATGGTAAGCAAAATTGATATGGGTGTATGGATACCGAGTATTTTGACATTTTGTATGTTTCTATGTCTGGTACTTAGGCTTCACCCATGGAATGGTCCCTACAGGGGAATCGAGAGATGAGTTCACCATGCTCAACCAAAACATGACCTGATGGTGCACTTGACCCAGTGCCCATCTTGACAACAAAGGGGGTTGGCAATTTTTGTAAGAAACATTGTTCTGTGGAGATTTGCAGTAACGTCGCCACCAATTCAGGTGGGCAAACTCCATTAGTAAATATAGGCGTGACGGTTAATGATCAACTAGTCCGGGCTACTGAAAATAGTGCCGAAAGAGATCGTGCTTCATCCGTTGATAACTTCGCAGAAGTTGATAGGAGCACACATGGTTCCCATGGATCAAAATCATCCGCGTCCATGGTATCTGAACCAGACTGGCCTGGTGTACCAGAGAGTATTCGATATACGGACCCCACGAGCGTCATTGATGAAGTTCTAAGAATGACTGAGGAGGATAGTATATTTCATGATCATGAACTCAGGGACAATTTTGCCTTTGATTATGAGTGTGATCCACAATCCGGTGTCGAAGGTGCTATCGAAACTAGAGCACCGAGTGAATCGAAGTATCAAAATGTATCATTTGCTGATGAGGAGCAAGCCCATGTGTATGAGGTGGAAAGTTCCGTGGACCCCACTAGGAAATTGATGGATGCGAATGATGCTAATCTTGAGGATTTCTTTCGTAGACCTATCAAGATTGTTGATTATGAGTGGAATGTAGCTTCGACTTTGTCTGAGGGTTTCGATCCATGGTCCCTTTTC